TTATTGCCGCCACCGCCCGCGATTCTCAAAACGGTGGATGGAGTCACGCAGGCACGACACAGAGACGCCCCACATGTCAGCGAGCTCGCGTTGCAAGTAGGCGCCGGAGCGCCACATAGCGACGATCTGAGCCACATCCTCGTCAGGCATCGACCGAGGACGCCCCCACACTTTTCCGCGCGCACGCGCAGCAGCTTGCCCTGCTATCACACGCTCCCGGATCATCGACCGCTCGAGCTGGGCGACAGCGCCAAGCACTTGAAACGTGAACTCCCCAAAAGGACTTGTCGTATCGAGAGGCTCCGTGAGACTTCGGATACACGCGCCAGCAGCCTTTAATCGCCCCTGGATCGAAAGCAGGTCCGGCAGGCTACGCGCGACACGATCCAGCTTCCAGACAACCAACGTATCACCCCTGCGCAGCGTCGATAACGCGACTTGAAGCTGCGGCCGAGGGCCAACACCGGAGCCAGACTCCATGAACAGCCGACGCACACCGTGACGCTGCAATGCGTCCTGCTGCAACGCGGTGTCTTGATCCAACGTACTAACCCGCGCGTAACCCACCAACGACATTCAACCCCCTACAGCGCCGCACGCCCCCCTAGAAGAGCCCGAAGGATAGTTCACTCGTCAACCCACAAGAGACCCTGCGACTTCCAATCACGATTTGTCAAAGCGAACCTGAGAAGGCTACGCACGACAACCGCCCGCGTAGTCCCGTACTGAGAAGCTAACTCGTCTAGCGTTAGGCCGGTACGCGGAGAAATCGACACATCAAGCCGCACATGGCGGGACCGATGATCAGCTACACGTAACGCACTAGTGTTACCGGCAACGGCGCGAGGAAACGACGCAGGCGTACCCATACCTACCCCCTACCCTGCCAGGGCCTCAGAGGGGCGTTCTAATGGCTCCCCGGGCTCTGTGTACATCACCCAAAACTTACCGAACTGCCCAACGCGGTGACTGACGATCCGATGACCCTCAGGCACCTCGAAAGCCAAGCCGACAAGCTCACACAAGGGCATTTCCGGCATATCGAACGTGACGGGCTTCGCAACGTCCAAACCTTGAGTGCTACCCCAGCGGTTACGGCCCGCGATGCCGTTCTCGTAGTCTTTTGTGAGGTACTTAGACACATAGCCGGCGAGCTTCGCAAGGGACTCAGCCGCACGGTATTTACCGGGCAGACCGTGCCTGGTCCTGCGATGACCGTCTAGATCGATATTGCCGTTATCAGCGCCAACAATGCTGCGCCACAGCCGGCGAACGTAGTCCCAAGAACGAACACGAACGTCACGCCACTCAAGACCGCCAACGCGCTCCTTTACCCACAACCACGGCGGCAAACGATCAATGCACGCATGCACATGCCACGCGCCCCGATCCTGAGGCTCAAAAGCGTACACAGCCCTAAAGCCAGGGATAACGCGCTGGAGCTTACGCAGCATCGAATGCCAATCTCGGCGCATCCTGTCGAAATCGGTCATGTTCTCCCGATAGGTACAGGTGAGCAGGGACGAGAACTGGGACGACTTGACCTTGTGACGGCACGTGCGCTTAGCGCGAGCTGCACTTTTCTCCGCAGATCGGCGCTTGCGCTCAGCTTCGCGTTCTTTTTCAAGCTCAGTGTCGGACTGGTCGATCTCAGTGCCCTTGACAGCGGGGTCATCCCAATCGCCGAGGGGCACATAAACCCGACGCTTCCACGCCATGAACTCATGCTGGCCGGTAGCCTCAGCCTTCCACGTTTTGACACGCCAGCCCTGCTCAAAAACTTGACAGTGGACACCCTTATGAACTACATAACGCTCCATAGCACCTATCCCGGTTAGGTTGTTATCACGAACCCGGATGCGTTCCAGCGCATGCCGGGTTCACCTTTCTCTAAGCCCAGGTATCAACCTGAGCGCCTTGTTTGTGGCGCCACTGCCAGTGCCACAGCTGATCCAAAAAACACCAATCCCCATCGGGCCACGACCACACCAACAAACAGCAGGGGCGCGGCACATCAAGGCGACTTCCAAGGGGCCTACGGCCAGGCGGGACAAAAACGAAACTCACGTTCGGTTCAGATATGTTCTATTGATAAATCTAGGGCTCGCTTCGCTCGCCCCGGGCCCCCCCCGCAAGCGGGGTCCCCCCCGTGGCGTGCGGCGCGGCCCCTTCCAGCGGCGTGAGAGGAGAAACACTGGCAGTACGAACAGCGGAGCCAGGAGAGCCCAGGGCGAGCGACACCTGAGGGCTATCGCAGATGACAGCGCGCACGGATTTGCCGAACGTGAGCTCACCGGCGCAAGGGGCGAGAGGACGCCAGGAGTAACCCGCAGCCTTGAGGTCCGCATCGGTGAGCGCATGCAGGTAGCTGCCCTGCTGCGATACAGCGAACATCCACACTTGAGAACCGTCAGGCCTTGTCATCGACCCAGTGAGATGCAAACCGCGATTGCCGTAGGGCTCAATAGCCGGGGGAGCAGCAGGTGAAGGCAGATCGGCGGGCACCACCGCAACCGCTGGTTTCCCGAGCTCGTGACGCCGCTCAAATTCCTCAGCAGAACGCGCAATGTCGGCGCGCTGCGCCGGGGTTAAGGACTCACCCATCCATGCAGGCGTCTGAGCGACTTTAGGAGCTGGCGGCGCGGGCTTTTTGGACGAGGACCACGCGAGCAAGATCGACAGGACGACGCACACAGCAACACCAAGAAAAGGCCATGCCATCCAGATTGGGCGACGGTCCTGCGCATCCTCCTCACCCACTGACGACCCCTGCGTGTGGCTCTTGTAGAGAGGGAAGTACCGGGGCTCATATTTGCGAATAGCCGTGTTTACGACCTCACCCCGGATGCCGTCCTGAACTTTGCGGATGTACTTGTCCGGCATGCCGAATGCGACAGCTTTGCGCACCCGGTACACGAGCTGGACAAGGTCCCGGATATCCGCATTGAGCCGCCCGTAGGACTGCGTGAGCAGAAGCACATCGGCGTTGTAGTGGCGATGCAGACTGAACCACTCCGACACATGCGGGTCAGTCCCGATTCTCGGCAGCGCGAGCTGGCACTCATCGATGACGAACAAAGGACCCATCCCGGACGGATGCCGCCAGTCCGTCCAGTAATCCCAAACAGTGGAAAACAGCCGCGTAGAAGGAGACTGTGGAATGGGCTCACCCTCGACCCTAAACGCGGGACCGTCAGTGCCAGCAGCCCACGTACCCCGCACAGGCTGAGGCGAGCGCCGCACTTCCAACAGCTCCGCGAAGCGGGGCTCAATCGCAGCGAACATCGCCTCATTGACAGGCAAGTTCGTGATGACCTTACGGCCACGCTGGAGGGCCGGCAGGATGTGAAACACGCAAGCCTCATACGACTTGCCGCCGCCCGGTGCACCGAGCATCAAATTGATCATGGGACCCCCTACCGGGCCTAGGAGCCCAGGCGCGTGAACGGAATGAGCTGGAGAACAAAGCGCACCGCGAGAGCGCCCGCGATGATGGAGAAACACACACCCGCACCGGAGGCAGCCATCACCTCAGCAACGCCAGCGGGTATCTGAGAAAACACACCGAGCTGGCCCGTAATCGCAGACACATCAATTGCGCCGAGAGCGGACACAGCTATGTCGAGGAGCTGCTCGAAGGGCCAGCACACGGCATCGCGCAGCAGGTCCCACAGGGCTTGAAACACGGCGACAAAAAGGTCCCCGAACCACTTAGCGACAGCGGCGATCTTTGCGAACAGGGAGGTGAAAAGAGCACCCATGTCAGCCGCCGAAGATGATGGCGCGGGCCAGGAACAAAGAACCGACGATTAGCACAATGCGAATCACGGCCCAGTACTGGCAAGGGATCGACGCATCAAAAACGCCGTAATCAGCGATGCCAACATCAAGAGGGATTTGCCACTTCGGGCAACCGCCATCCCCCACGTTCGGCATGAGCTGCGTGACGAGCTGGCCGACGCTCGTGTCCTTAAGCTGCTGCTGTTTTTGGTTCCAGATACCGACCATGCCATCGGGGTACTGCCGCTCGTACAGCTTTGGAACCGTGGGCATCGGGGAATCGACAGCGGAATCGTCCTGCTGTTCATCGGGATCAGCGCCCGGGTCAGGGCTGGTGGTTTCCGTTGACGTACTACACGATCCCTCAGCAGTACATGTGTTCGTTATCGTGACGTTAGATGTATTCGTGATCGTGTTGCCGCTGATCTGGAAATTGGAGACTGTCTGTCTTGTAGTCGTAGTGCCGTCTGCGTTTTGAGTCGTAGTGACAGGCCCCTTAAGCTGCGTTGGGCCAGTCAAGGTGGGCTTATCTGGCAGCGCAATGTCCGCCCCCTTATCCAGCAGCTCAGACACGACGCCAGGACTGAAAGGCCGGGGCGTCATATAGGGAGCTATGTCGGCCATGGAAGCAGGCAGCCAGTCCAGCATTGGCACGGTGCGTGTCAAATACGGCACGTAAGCCGCTGCACCACTGGCCTTCTCTGGCTTACACAAATCACCGTCGCTGGAGACAATGAACCATCCGCCGTCGCCGCCGGAATTAAGATAAGACAGCCAGCCATTGCAGACTGCGGACTTAGACCTGCTCCACGTGGCGCCTGGATAGTCGATGTAGTACTCGACGCCCGCCTGCATGTCCCTGCGCTCATACGGCTTTTGCGGGTAATCGGCTGCATTGGGATTAGGACGCACACCGGCACCGTCCATCCACTCAGCAATGAACGGCGAGGCAACGGCCAACCCTACGCAAACCACCGGGTTCTTGCACAGCACATCCAGCGCCTGGAGCAACGCCTGCGGTTTGACCTCATAACCCGCCTGGAACGGGTATTTAGTGCCAGCAAAAAACACATCGCCAGCATGGCCCAATTGCGCCGTAGTACCCGTAGCAGACCCGGCAGGAGCTGTACCAACGTACCAGCCAGAATTGCCGATCTGACTCCCGACATGCCCGGGAGGGATAGTGCCAGTAGCACCGCCGCCAGTGCGCACCGGAGCAAGAGAACCTGCAATGCCGGATTGGTTAGGGCCAACGCTGACGCTGGTGCCGCCGCCAGCGATGCGGAAGCCGCTCAGGTCAGGTTTCTTGATGGCATGCGCAGGGGAAACGAGTATCACGCCCATAGCGACAATGGCAAGAAACGCACGAATCATCGGACACCCCGCAGACCGAGAACGAAAGCAAGCCCCCCCATCGCCCCAATAGCCGCGACGAGGCAGAAGCACAGAGCGATGAGAGGACCGGCGAGCATGGCTTACGCCTTCTTGACGCCGCGCTTGACGAGATCGATGCCCTTATAGGCCAGGGCGATACCAATGACGGCGACGCCCATCGCACCCACCTTCAGCGCCACGGACGAGAAATCCACGGCAGCAAAGATGGCCTCAAAAGGATCGGTGGACTGAGCCGCCGCCAGACCCGACAGGGCCAGACCAGTTGCACCAACGGCGATCTTGGCGCCGTACTTTTTCGCTTGTGTATAGAGCTTCATGGCTCGATTCCTTCAGTTAAACGGTGCGGAATTGCACCGGCATGGCCCACGACGCTTCACAGCGCTGGCAGGCATGCCCCTGCAATCACGCCCGCTGGATCACACCGACGACAACACCGACAACCCAACCCAGTGCCCACAGCCCAAGCACCGCCATAACGCCCCAGGCGTACACGTAGAGCAGCGCCTGAGAAGTCAGGCCGAGCGCCGCAAGGTCAACGGCACTGGAGAACGAAACCGCCGCTTGCTCTGCCAGAGGGCAGGGGACAGTCTGAGTAGCGCAGGTCAGAACGTACACAGCGGGCTACCTCAGTCGTCACCCCAATCCAGCTCGCCGCATTCGGGGCACTGGAGGGCGCCCGCAGAGTCAGCGACGCTACCAGCGTCACCGGCAGCGAACTCGCCTACGTCAGCCGCGTGGCCGCATGAAGGACAGGTATGCACGTGGTCATCGGTGGAACTCATAAGAACCTCAGTGATGAGAACAAGGGACGGAGGGAGAGGGGCAGCCAGCGGGCGATGGACACCCCGCAGCGCCTGCGGCGGGCCCGCTTGCCAAGGCGCGAAAAGAGGTCAGAGGGACTTTGGCGTTGGCGGGCGCGCGCGAGCCACTGGGCCGCGCCGCCCGCCAGACGCCGCAGGGGGAGTCAGAGGGAGGCTGGAACGGGGACTGCGGGCGCGCTGGCCACGTGGCTCCCGATGCCGCAGGGCACGCTGCGCGACCAGCCGTCAACATGGGGCGATGCCCCATACCCCGCAGGCACACCGCGCGCACGACGAGCAGCAGCGCTACACCAGCCAACAGCACAGCAGCGAGAGCCAGCGACGGCAGGAGCAGCGCGAGCATCACTTGAGCACCCCCACGTGAGCAGGGGCGGGCGCATCCCAGGCGGAATCCATAGCGCCACCCAAGAGGACCAGGACCAGCAGCGCGGCGATCACTGCGCAACCTTCGCCGCAGCGCGGGGAGCGTTGTAGGGATTCAACGCAGTGAGAACAGCGCTGATGCGGCGATCCTGCATGCCAGCGCGCAGAGCGAACGAGCCCGTGTAGATACCGGGCTTCGGAGCGTTGTCGCCCATCATCTCTTTGGGGAGCTGGAGAACGCCGACTTGATCGAGCTGGCCGTCGTCGGTCAGCAGCATGCACTCGGCATCTTGCATAGCCCAATCACGGCCATTCTTGTTGCCGGTGCGCTTTTCATTGATCTTGAGAATTTGAATGATGGAAGTGAAAGCCATGTCAGGCTCCTAGAAAAAGGGCACGAGTGCCAATAGCGAGCAACAGCGCTCGACGCTCCGCCGCACGCGAGGGAGCGTGCAGGGCTGTCATGCGCAGCCCCTAGCCAGGGCGACCAAGAACCGAGCAAAGGGCAACGGAGTACGCTCACGCTCAGCCCTACCCATACGCTCAACAGTGGTGACAGCAGAGCACACGGGGGCAGGCAAAGCGGGTACCGGGCCGCAGACATAGAGACCGGTATCCTTCGGAGCCCTGTGACCCCACCACGATTGACGGACGCGGATCAACACGCCGCCATGAGCATCGCGAACACCGAAAGGGGAACAGCCAACAGCCCGCCAGAGACGCGAACTAAGGGGATGCTCAACAACGCCACCCCACCGACGACACATATCGACAGCCCACAGGGCAAGCTCAACCTCGCCGGGGCGAACCCTCGCGCGATGCGCGTACCGCCCCCAACCACGACAGGGCGGGTGAAAGACGCCAGGTGAGCCGCCGCGCCAGGTCAGCGCATCGCGAGCCAGGTCGTAGCAATCGCAACCGAGGGCCGCATAGTGGGTGTCACGACGAACGAAAAGGGCCGCAACGCCAGAGCACTCCCCACCGCTACCTACAGGCTGAGCTACCAGCCCGTCGTCGTGCATATCGACCAAAGCAGGGGCAGCGGGGGGAGTGCAAACGGGAACCACACTAGACACGTGGCGATAGCCGTAGAAAGAACCGTCACACGCCTCAAGCTCAAGCACGTTCCCCTCAATGGAACGAACGCGGAGAACCAGAGCGACTGACACAAGGTCAGAGATACGAACAGACTGACCGGGGCTAAAAACTGACATGGGTAGCTCCATGGGTTAAACTTGCGTTACCGGAAACGAATCCGTTATACGCATTCCGAATCTGTAATTTAACACGAATTACACTTACGGAACGTGTTATTTTCGTAACAAGGAGTAACCGTTATGTATGCCGAGCTGATAAAAAACCTGACGACAAACGACCGCAAAGCGCTTGCCGACATGGGCGTACCAAACGCGCGGGTCTCCGAATGGAGAACGGGCCTGCGGTTACCCACGCGCCCTCAAATGCTCGCACTGGCAGAGGTGAAAGGCGTCAACTACATCGAACTAGAAACCGAGCTGATAGCAATTGAAACGGAGAAGGAAGCTGAGCGAAAGCCAGAGATGCGAGCACTACTCGACCGACTGAAAGAACATCACAAAACATTAATGATGTAA